TGTGACAAACTCGCAGCAGGAACTCCAGGTCTCTGGAAAATAGGAGACATTCCTTGTGGAGTCTGTCTTTGAAATAGTGGCGATAAAGTTTCTGGAGTTCCTGGTGGAGCACCTGTTGGAGTTATTGATTGGGGAGTAGAATTTTTTGAAGAAATTTCCTTAGCCCTATCTATAGTCATTGGGCTGGAAATTCTTTGAGAAGCTGATAAATTTGAATTTGGATTTATATGACTGTTACCATTCCAAACTTCAAAATGAAGATGAGGTTCCCATTTCTTTGAAGCATATAAAGAAGCAATTTGTTGCCCCCCATAAACAGTATCTCCATTTCTGACTGTAGCAACTACATGTTTATAAACAGTTTTAACCCCACCCCCATGATCAATTGTAACTACATTATCTCCACCCTCATATCCAGGTTCAATAGTAACTGTTCCAGTTTTCCAAGCTACTACTGGTGATCCTGGGTTTAACCCTCCAATATCTTGTCCACTATGTCCTCCATAACTTCTACCAGCCCCATATTCTCCACCTGGAACTCCAACTTGTCTTGTTGACAAAGTTCCTCCAGGAAGAGGGAAGAATGAATCTTTACTGATTGGTCCAGTATAAGGATTAAAACTTGGTGGAGGAGGAGTAATGTTTCCACCCTCCATCAGTTCAGAATTGAATCCCATGCCACCAACAAATCCTTTAGAAAATTCTTCAAACTTGGAAATAGCTTTACCATAACTATTCAAAGTTTTTGAGAATGTAAGTTTACCTTTTTCTTCTTTCTTTTTATCTACTAATGCTTTTTGTTGTTCTGTTTGTTTTTTTAATTTATTTTCTTCTACACCAGTTGCTTTATCTGCTATTGCAGATGCAATTAAAGCTCCCCCAGTACTAAATGCAGCGCCAATTAAAAGTCCAGCAACTGTTCCAACTCCTGGGAATAACATTGTTCCAATTGCTGCACCAAGTAATGCTCCTCCTACACCAGCACCTGCTCCAACTCCTGCTTGAAGATTAGATTGTCCTTCAGATTTTCTGCCCATGTAGTCCAATCCAAATAAAGCAGCATTTAATAATCCAAATCTTGGACTTACTTTAGGTGGTCCTGAAGTTGCAAGGTTTTCTGCCATTCCACCAACACCTTGCATTCCCAATCCTCTTGTACCAACTCTTAATCTATCCCCAATATTTGCTGTCCCCTGAATGATTCTTTCATTAGATGCAGAAAATCTACTTGCACTTGATGATGATAATCCTTTAGCCCATTGAGGAAGGTTTCTAAATTGTTGCATTGAAGCATATGATTTTCCTGCTTTTGTCTGAGCATATGGAGTTCCAAAAAAAGATCCTGCTGATGCTCCAGGAACACCCATTTGAGGAGTTGCTGCAGGTGCATTTTTACCTGGAAGTGCTGATCTTATTCCTTTAAACGCAAGAGCTCCACCACCTAACAATCCTGCAGCAACTAATCCAGATCCAAGTGCTCCTCCCCAATCACCTTTAGATCCTTTTTGAAGTGCAGTAAATGCTGCCAGTGCTCCTATAGCTTTAAGAGGATCATTAGCAGAACCTGGCGTAAAAAAATTGCCAACATATTTTTTAATGTCTGGCATTTTTAATTTTACTTTTCTCTTCCTACCAAATGATCTGTCGTTTTGTTTTTGAATTGACTCTAATCTCTTTTTGTATCTGTTCAAAACAGACAGTTGAGTTTTCTTTTGATATGTTCCTTTTTCAAAAACCTTGACTAATTTGGAAGAAGATTTTCTTGCTTGTCCAGATGCAATAGCAAGATTATTAATCTTGGTAATCTTAGGAGTAATATTAAAAGTTTTTGGTCTATTTAAAAGAGTAGATGGGTCCATTTATCACACCACCTGATATGTAAGTTTAGAATACAATGCCAAGAAATTTTCAGGATGTGTAGTATCTACAGAAATTGCTGAATCATTTGATGGTGATGCTACTGATGAAGGAGTTTGATTTCCAGAATCAACAGGAACTAATGTAACATTTGGTGCTTGTCTTTGTGGTGCTGGAATACTTCTCTGTGCTCTTGGAGCAGCTGTTGGAGATGGAAGAACTGGAGATGGAGATGGCATTGATCCAGAAGATAACTGCCTAAAGAAGTTTTCATATCTTTGATAAAAAGATGCTGTGTGAACATTCTCTTGACTTCCTCCAGGAAGAGATGGCCAAACTCCCTTTAGTTTGTTAACTACATCTGCAATTTTTCCAGATTTAATCATGTTAACTATTTCTTGCTCTCCTCCAGAGAATAAACTCGAAAGATATGATCTGTTAATTAAATATTGGTTTTCCCTACTGTATAAAGCAGTTGCTGGATCTAATCCAGCAGCAATTGCTCTATCTCTTAAAAGATAAGACATTTGTTGCATGTTACCCATTGCCCCAGATGTTTTTCCTTCTCTTCTCAATTGTTCCACTTTTGCTATAGCTTGATCTATAGTCATTTGTGACAGTCCAGGGATATCTCCCATTGTATTGATAGTATTGTCTCCACCTTCACCACCAGAAATAGCAGACATCAAAGCATTTATTTCTGCTGGAGCTGGTCCTGTAATTGGTTGTCCAGTTGGGGTTGGACCCCCTCCACCTCCTCCACCACGAGAAGTTTGTTGTTGCTGCCCACCCTTTCTACTCATCAAGAAATCAAGTGCTGCCTCAAATCTTTTGTTTAAGTTTTCAAATTTCTTCAAATCATCTTGAGGGATGGGAACTAAGTTTTGAGGATCTGTAAGACCTTTCTGTTCTTGAGTTAGTTCACTCAATCTTTGTTGTTGTGTATCTTCCTGTGGTCTATTAAAAATACTATTTGCTAATGCTAAACCTCCACCAATCAATGCAGTTCTACCTGCAAGTCCCCTCATCCCTGCAAATCTTCCAGCACCTGCTCCTGCTGCTGCAGGTGCTGCAGTTGCTGCTGCCCTTGCTCCTCCACCTCCAAACATCTTACCAACTAAAGATGTGGCAACAGCTCCTGCTATGCCAGTTGCAATAGCAGGAATATATGTCAATCCAATCCCAAGTAAAGGTCCTATAATTTTAGATGGATCACCAGATAAAATACCTTGCAGTAAGTTAAACATAGCAAGTGCTCTAATGGCACCACCAGTTCCACTAAAGAATGATCCTACATATTTTTTAACTGATCCGAGAACATCAGATTTTTTATCTCCAAGTTCTCTTCTACCAAATATTCTTCCTCTGTTTGCTACACGTTTTCTAAAATCTTCTGTTTCTTTTCTATTAGTTTCTTGAGTATTTTTATAATCCTGCTCTATAATCTGTCTAATTCTATCAAGATTATTATTAATAATCTCAAGGTCAAGTGTGACACGACCTAATGAAGATATTCCTCTACCTGAAGATTCAATAGCATCATCTGCAGATGCTGTTGGTCTTGAAAAAATTTGTGAAGGAAGAGCTCTCTTTGGAATAATACCAGAAAGACGAGTAATTCTTGGCGAAAGAAAAGATCCAGAACTACTTCTACGATTTGACCCAGTAATAAATCTGGAAACCCTTGATTGAAAGTAATTAAAATCTTCTGGATTCATCTATTTGCCTTAGCTGCTTTTTCCTCTTCCTCTTGTATATGTTGTTCTAAAAGGGATAAGTAAATTTCCCTTTCCCAAGGAATCATATTTTCAATCTCTGTCAATGAGTATTTATGATACTGCATCAAGGCAAAATTAATTCTGTAGTAAGATACTAAATCTTCATGACTAAGGACTATCCGAAAAAACTTGAGAGACCCTCCAATACAATTTCATTCTCAACACCAGTATTTGGATTAGTAACTTTCATAGTATGAGAAAGTTTTGGCATGGTATTGAAGAACTCTTCAACTTGTTTGAATTGATTAGCATCAAAGGTTTGTAACCATTCAACAAGTTCTTTCTTGGTTATATCTGCTGCTGACCAAGATTCATCATTGGTATAAACCATATCAACACAAGATGCAACAACCTCAAAAGATTTGTTGATGGTTTGCTCACTGGTATTTTGACCAGAGAAATCAAAGTTATTATCAATGAATTCTTGAAGTGATGGATACTTCATCTTAACTGTAATGTTTCCATCAACTCTAACTTCTGATGAATGATTATCTGGAATAATAACTCCAATATCATTAATGTCTAATGTTACATCTACTTGTGTCTCTCCATCATCAGGGCAGGTGACAATCAACTCTACAGATTCACCAACAGATTTTGCTCTGATATTGAGGAACAAGTATTCAATATCAAAACTTGGAAGAGTATCAATCTTAATTCCTCTTGTCAGAATACAGTTTTTTAATACATCTTTGACTGCATTGGTGATTTCTTTTGAATCACCACTCTCCATAGCAAGAATTAAAACTTTCTCTTCCTTAACAAGAAAAGGTCTATACTTAACTGCTTTCTTATTGGATGGTAAAATCAACTCATAGGTTGGAGTTGCAACAACTGGTAATGGCATTGTGAAATATAAAATTCAGGTGTGACTATTTATTAGAGAAGTCCTTGGCGTCTCCTTGTGTTTATTTCTGCTTGTGATAATCCTTGTTGCGATGATGCTGGAGTTCCAAGGGGGTTTGTTATATTCAGTCCTGTATTATCAACACCAAATTGTGGATTAGAGAATATATCTACCCCAGGTCCTTGAACATTTCCTCCTCCACCACCTGGAGGATTAATCTCTTGCCCATTAGATTTTTTAAATGCATATACATCATAATTAAAAGTTACAGTTGTTCTTAATATATTTGCACCTTCATAAGAAACTGGAACTGAAATTAAATTAGTAGGATATGCATTTCTCAACGTGTATGTGCAATAATTACTTGGGACATCATACACTCCTCCCTCAACCAATCTTTGGTCTGGTTGCCTAAAATTTCTTTCAAATTTAGTAATAATGATTTCTTTTTTATATCCAGATTTACCATTATTTTCTGGGTATTTAAATTTTTGATAAGATTGATATGGCACTCCTAAATTTGGAGATATTTGTCCCAACCAACTTTCAAAGTAACGAAGAATATTATAATTACTATCAACATAAAAACTTACATCCACTGGAGGATACACTCTCTTATTAGCAAATGTTTCTGTGATTCCTTGCCTATCACCAAAAACTTGTGTTGTCTCATATGAAGTTCCTGGAAGAACAGCTTCATAAGCTAAAAAATTTATTTCATTATTTTCATCCGTGTTTATCCCATCAAAAGAAGAATTAATATAAACATCAAAATAATTAGATAAAGATGGTTTGAATCTACTGATTAAAGTATCAGTGCTATAGTATAGTTTTTTGTAATCTATTACTGCCATCTAAATATTTGAAGTGCCTATATTATATGTATGAGCTATAAGGGAATATATAAACCTTCAAATCCAAAGAAGTATATTGGTGACCCCAACAATATCATTTACAGGTCACTGTGGGAAAGAAAGTTCATGTATTACTGTGATATGAATGAGAACATTATCAAATGGTCCAGTGAAGAGATTTGGATTCCATATATATCTCCATTGGATAATAGATGCCACAAATACTACCCTGATTTTTTTATAAAATACAAAGATTCAAAAGGAACTATCAAAGAAAGTTTAATTGAAGTCAAACCTAAGAGACAAGTTGAAGGTCCTAAACCACAAAAGCGTGTGACTCAAAAACAAATGTATGAGATAAAAGAGTTTGCTAAGAACCAAGCAAAATGGAAGGCAGCAAAAGAATTTTGTGCAGATAGGAAATGGGAATTTCAAATACTAACGGAGGATAATCTTGGCGTATAAAACACTCTTTGAAACCATCCAAGAAAAAACTGGTGGCAGACAACAATCAAGAGATTGGTATAGAAATCAATTAGAAAATGCTGCTCCCAAAAACATCATCACTGATGAAAGGTCTGATGAGATTGGTGATGAGTTTGAGCGTGATAGGAATATGGTAACATCATTCCCAAGATTATACAATCTAATGTATTATGATTACAAAGCAAAGTGGCGAAATGAACTTCCATTCTATGACAAACATCCTTTGGTGTTTGTTCTGGAGATAGATGGAAAATCATTCTTTGGTGTCAATTTACATTACTATTCACCAGAAGAACGTATGGGAATTGCTATGAGTTTGGCAGAAGACAGAATTCCAAGGTTTACTAAAGGAGCACATAAATACTTATTATCAGAGGTAAGAAGTCCTTATCTAATCTTAGCACAGCAAGAATGGCAAACTATGTGTCTACTTCCAGTAGAAGAATTTGTAAGGGACTTAGGTGGGGTAGAAATACCAAT